GGCAAAGTTTTTGATGAGATCGTTGAGGCACGTGATTATGATGATGCCAAGCGGACTGCTCTGGCACGTAACCCAAGTGCTAAAGTTGTTGGTGTGACTGCTGTATTCGGATGAGCGAAAACTTTCAAAAACCTTTTGTGGATCGCCCAGGAATCTTAAATCCAAAACCAGCAGATCCACAAGGTTATGTTACTAAGGATGGTATATGGGCAGCAGTTCCATTTGGTAAAAAGTTTATGATTATTCACAATGGGCAACAGGTTCACGTCGCCAACAACTACAAGTCCGCAAAAACCTACATTCAAAAGTCCGCAAAAGGCGCATCAGTTTCCAGTCTGGATCAATTTCTTGGTTAAATAGTGTAACTACAAGACACATTATGGAAGAAACTCCTGAAGTCAAATGGAATCGTGGTCTTGATCTGTTTATTGAGAGTGTTCATAAACCAGACCACGAACTTCGTCAATGTGCCCATAATCAGAAATGCTATCACGAATTGATGGCAGTGCGTGAGCACGTGTTAGACTATCTAAAAACTATCAGACGATGACTTATTACGCTTGGTTTATCGTATTCGCAGTAGTATCATACTTCATCGTAACAGATGATAGTGTCGCTGCTGCCTTTTATTATGTGCTTAAGTTAGCAAAGTCTAACTATGAGAAACAAAAGTGGTGGTTATTGAACAATCCACGTAATCCTGTGGTAAAATATCTAATGTGGCGTCGTTCTATGAAACTCGCAAAAGAGTTAATGGACGAAATGAAAAATAAATAACCCTATATCTGGAGAAAGATATGTTGTCTACACAATATCGTCTTCGGTTGGAAGCAATCTGTGAGAAGATTGTCCTTCACGAAGAAGTGAGTTTGGAAGATATGATTTGGGCAGAGAAACTTGCGAAAGCAAATCGTTCTGCTGCTACAATACTTCGTCAGGCAAGAAGAAGAGCAGAAAATCCTGATATGGATGCGATGGATGACTTTCTCAACCAACTTGATATTGGTGGAACAGGGCACGAAAGATTTGGTAGAAGAGGATTTGACAATCCTGATGAACTACACGATTGGTTTAAGCGTGATGATGACGAAACCGATTGGAGGACTCGGGATTGACCTACGAAGAATTTATTCACAAAGGCACCGAGTTCTATATGGAAATGGTGCGTCTTGTTGATATTAAATTCAAATATCGTATGGAGTTCACTGAAGAGGAGAAGCAAATAAAAGATCATATTATGGAGTTTCAACATCAAATTAAACTCAATGAGTTGAGAGATAAGTTTGAAAAGTGTCTGGAGCAGGAATGAAACACGCCGTCATACTTTCACTTTGTTTTCTTCCACTGGCGGTTATATATCTTATAATGAAAGTATCCGTCTGGTTGTCCTCTAGCGTATCAGAAGTCAATTATGTCCGAGAAGATTCCAAACGAGAGCACGGACCCTATGTGGAAAACCCATATGGAGACACTGATGACGAGAATGAAGAGGATTGAGATTGCTGAAGTAATAGATGAAGCAATCTGGAGATGGTATTTTGAACACGGTAAAGAAGTTCCGAACTGGAAGTACCAAAGAGATCCACAATGGTGGACAGATTACCTAGCAGAACTTGAAGAAGAGTAGGTATAAACTCGTAGGCATAAATTATTGTTAAGATATCCTGACAAAACACATAGATAATAGTATACTGTATGAGGTGATACAAATGAGCGAAAACTCCCTTGTTATGATGTTCTTTGTGCATGGAGGTTATTATGCACAACTTAATTTCTTACAATCAACTGGCTGCGTGGAATGATTTAGAACGAACGATAGATGATTTTATTGATGAGCACGAATTGATGAATTCTTATTTCGAATGTTTAACGGAGTGTGATGAGAATACCCAATCTTGTAAGCGATTGTGTAGGTCAATGTTGTCCAACTATTAAGTAAACCTTATGCCCCCGCAAGGGGGTTTTTAGTGCTTGACAAGACTTGACAAATACCCTATAATACACCCATATACACCCATTATTATGGACTACAAACCCTATAGTATGGAATGGAGTCGGCGGCGGTATCTTGCCGAAGCAATCCAACAATACTTTGATACTGATGCGTCTCTGGAGGTTGTCCTGGACGATATTGTGAGTGTGCTTGAGGAGAATGTAGAGCACCATAAGAGTCGTGCCGAACGTTTTCAAGAAGTTCTGGATGGTCTGAAGTCTCTTCCTTACTGATATGAAACCCAACTTCCGTAAGGTATTGGAAATGGCGCTGGAAGAAGGTGTCCGTTATGGATACAATCGTGCTCATAAACACGTAGAGAATCCACACCAAGATGCTGTGGTTGATTGTGTGGTTGAGGGTGCGATGAACTCTCTGTATGAATGGTTTGACTTTGAGGAAAACAATGAACCTATTTAATCTTAAGCATCGTTATGACTTTGGACACGAATGGTATATCCAACTATTTTTCACAGATCGTTGGGCACTTCTTCAATTCTCTGTGAGTTGGTGTGATTATGCTTCTTGGCCTTATATTCAAATTAGTTCTGGAAGTAATGGTTTATTGAGTATTCTCTTCTGGGCATATAAGTTTGGGTTTGATATTGATTTGCTTTCCCGCACTTGGAGATGGAATCATTTGGAGAAGATGGATGAAGACGAAACTGAATTGGTTTGAGTATTACTTTGGACATTGTTTTCAGACTGGTTGGAGAGAAATCTGGAATAACTTTAAGATGTGGAGAGATCTCATCAGTGGAAACTATGAGAACTATGCCCTACTGAAAGACGACGACCCATATGAAGAATGTTATCAGTGGTTCTGGACTTCTATTAATCTTGATGAGACATATCCCAAAGAGTTTCTAGAATACCTGATGGAAATGTGTGATAGAATTGATCGTGGTGAAGAAAAAGTCTATCCACTTGATGAAGACTTTATGAATAGACTTAAAGACCTTACTGGCGATGAGGACACTTTGGAAACTGGCACAGAGGACGTTGAAGACGCCTCTTGATGCCTTATAATACTCTTATACGAAACGCTCCTATGACTCTCAAAGAGAAAAAGGCACTCCTCAAACGCCTTGAACAAGCAGGCACCAGTTGTAAGGACTGTGGAAGAACTTATGGTGTCTATTCAGTCGGTTGTTCTTCCAGTTGGATAGGCAAGTGTGGTGTCTGTGGTGAAGAGAAAATCGTCACCGAGTCCCGTGATTATGCTTACTTTATTACTGGTATTCGCAAACTGAAACTGGAGATTCAAAATGAGAAGAGTAACAGTCAGACCCAAAAGCAAGAAGGCGAAGAATCGTCTGTGTAATATGATGGGCAATAACCCTATCTGTATTGTAGAACAGGACAAGGGTGATGGTATGCTGTTTCTTGCATCAGAGAACGGCAAATACTTCTTCTGGGTAAATGTTAATGACTTCTGGGAATGTGATTGGGAGGTGCTCTAATGAACTACCTTTGTATTGTTGATGGACTTATAGAATACGCCAGCACTTCTGAAAGCAGTTTTGCTCACTATCAGTTAGTATATGCTGAAGAGCACAAAAATGCTAATGTTCAGTATCTGACTCTGACTGATGAAGAGTATGATGAAATGTTCCCTTATGAAGAGGATGAAGAATGAGGTTCCGTAACATAGAGTTCCGTTGGTGCGAACTCAACAACAAGTATGAACTTGTCAAGTGGCATCGTGATAATGGTTCTCAAAAAGAGTATTGTTATGTGATTGCGTTCTTCAATAAAGGTAAAGAGTATTATGATATGTGGACTATTGGTGATAGGTTCTTTGAGGATAAAGATGCTTGGGTCGTAGGTAAGTATGCTCTGGGATTTCTAAATGCTATTTTTGATATTGAGAAAGAAGAAGAGGAACTAAAATGAATGAAGATATGCCGTGGGTCAATCTCACTCAAGAAGAAGTAGAAGAACTCCGCAATAAAAAACACGAACTCACTGAATACGGTAAAGACAAAATCCGAGAACTTATGAGAAATCAAGAACCATACCCCGATGAGATGTTTGAGGAAGCAGAGCGTCGTGAGAAACTAAATGCTGGTTTCAAGCAAGACGAAAATGGTAAATGGTATCGTCCTACACTACAAGAACTCACCAGAAATGAGAGAATTGAACTTGCCGAAAAAGAGATTGCTTACATGGTAATGGGTGGGCAAGATGGGCGAGAGTATGCTAACTCTATTGCTTTTATTCTTGAAGTATTGGATAGTCTGAGAGAATGAACTTTACATACAATATCAAACAATTTTGGTTGCGAAGATTGATGTGGAGATGGGCATATCAAACTTGGACGGACCTTATGGATTATGATGGAACTGACCCTGAATACGACTTTGAAGATTACCAGAATATGTTTTGGGACTATTTGAACTATGGGAAAATCAGGGACTTATGACTAAACTAGTAAAGTGGGAAGAAAATCCTGACGAAATTGTGCTGGAAGAGGTGGAAATGTTTCACCTGGAAAGTATGAACGAACGGAGCCTGTGGGTGGGCATTTACACACAAGATAAAAAGATCTACCACTTGAATATTCACGCAGATGGTGATAAACTGAGATACTACTGGAGCGATGAAACGCCGTGAGATTTGAAAACCCAACAAAATGGGAACTTTTCCTTGATGGATTTCGTAATGTTCTGTATATTCTTGACTGTTATGATGACGGTGATGAATGGGGTTATGGTGAGTTCTGGGAGAGTTTGAGTATTGGATGGTTTAAGGAATACATCTATCCTTATGATGACCCATACAACATAACTATCAGTCCAGAACGTAGGTTGAGATTGGGACAAGAACCAGAAAGGATTATTGTATCCGCAGAAGCTTATGATGAACTTGTGCGACGAATCAATGAACCACCAGACCCTGCTGTTGTGGAAAGAATTAAAGAACTTATGAATCGTAAAGCACCTTGGGATGATGAATAAGTATGCGGTGATTCTATCATCTCTTGTGGATGGTGCTACTGTAAGAATACAGTTTCTTGCAAATAGTGAGATGACTGCTCAGCAACTCACAACTTATTATAAATGTAAAAGTGTCACGATTAGTGATGTGGAGGTATTCCCATTATGACT